TTCATTTAATAAAGAGAGAGATGAAAAAGATTGATTGGAACAAAGTAGCAGTAGTTGCATTCTTGCAGACTATGGTCATTCTAGGAATGGTTGCTATGATAGCAGTATATGAATTAGTAGAAATCTTAACCTGTTACTCATGTTAATGCTAGATGGAGTTGATTACGATCAGCAATGGCTGATTGATAAAGCGAGAGCCGATGAGTTCTATTATGGACCATTAAACAAATTAGCATTATCCTCTTCTAGTTGTAAGATGCTATTAGATAGTCCTAAGACATTCTATAATGTTCAGAAGTATGGATCTGAGGAATCAAGTCCTGCTCTATTAATGGGGAGAATCATTCATGTGATGATCCTAGAGCCTGAGAATTTTGATGATATCTTTCAGGTGGTAGATGTTGCTTCTAAGAATACTAAAGCCTTCAAAGAGGCTCAATTAGAGAATCCTAAGACTTGTATCACGAGAAAGGATAAGGAAGCAGGAGAGCGGATGGCTGATGCTTTTAATAGGAATGAATTAGCATTGAGTTATCTATCAGGATCTGAGACAGAAGTACCAATGATAGATAATGTAGGAGGCTTTCCATTTAGAGGGAAGGCAGATATCCAGAGAGGAGGAGAGATCATTGATCTCAAGACCACTACAGATCTCAAGGCATTCCGCTATAGTGCTGATAAGTATGGATATGATCTTCAATGTTATATCTATTGCAATCTATTCAAGACCTCATATAAGGACTTCACATTTATAGTTCTGGATAAGTCATCTACGGATATAGGAATCTATGATGTATCAGAGGAGTTCTACAAGAGAGGAGAAGCGAAGTTTAATAGAGCGATCAGTCTTTACAGAGACTTCTTTGTAAGAGGTGAGGATCTGGATAGTTATACTATTCAAGGAACGCTATGAAAAAGCATACGAAGATCTATATGCAATACTTCAATTATGTTCTGGATGATTTCATCCCCTGTGAGATTTGTGGAGGTAGAGCAGTAGACATTCATCATATAGAGAATAGAGGATCAGGAGGTGCTAAAGACAAGGACAGAATAGAGAATCTAATGGCTCTATGTAGAGCAGACCATATCAAGTACGGAGATGTACCTGATAGAGTTCAATGGTTAAAGGACATACATAATAGAAAGCTATGAACAAGATGAATCAATTCCTACGCATTGCAAATGCGAGACTGAAAAAGGTATACCCTAACAAGATCCAGAGAAGGGCTTGGGTAGCGAAGATGTGGGCAAGGTATTGTGAGCGCAATTCGCAAATCGCAAATCCTCACAACAAAAAGCCTTAAATGATACAAATAAGGATATAACCTTACTTTTAAAGAAACATTGTAAGGCTATAACCTTACGAAACCTTTAACACCAACGAGTGATGAAACGAGATGAAATTCTATTTATTAATGCTAAATGTAAATACAAAGGAAAGGTCTATTACTTAGATGAGATTGTATTTAAGTATCAAGGATCATTGCAGTATTGGAATTATCTGGAGTTGAATAAGAAAAGAAATATCTTAGAACCTGTTCAGTTGTATGATGTAGAAATAAAAGCACGACTTGGTTTTGCAAACAAAAACAACTCATACAGAGTAGCTAAGAAAACTGAAAAAGAAATACGAAATGTCATTACAGGTCAATATAACTAAAGATTGCAATTGTAATACTCCAGATATAATAGATCTATGTCTGAGAGATTTAAATCAAAACGGAATAGAAAATGACTGAGTTTGAATTATTTAAGAATGGAGTAAAGCTAATGGCTTTGTATCAGGTAACTCTAGAGCAGATGGATCTGATGAAGGGAACACCTATCTACTCGCAGAGGGTAAAGCAGCAGATGAATAACCTAGAGAAATCTATAGAGATGATGATCAGAGAGCCTATGAGTAAGTTAGATGGTACTGATGAGATGATGATGAATGATATCCAGAATAAGGTAGATATGATTCTAGATTTATCTCTGGAGGAGATAGCACAATTAAAAGCAGTAATTAAAGAGGGAAGAGATGCATAAGTATTTTGACATAGAACTATTCGGATGGAATAGGATACAAGAGAAGTGGTGGAATGTAACAATCCTCAGAGTGGCTTCAGGGAATTGGAGTTGGCATTTATTTATGATTGAGGAGAATCTAGATGAGTGTTTTGTGGAGTGGTTTAAATTCAACATCAACAAATGAATCAAGCAGGATCTGATCTCACATTAGTGAACAAGAATAATTATTACAAACTGCTTGAGATCATGATTCAATTAGATCAGAGAGGTAAACTTGCTCCCCATGAGAGGGAATTTTTGCGTAACTTAGTTGAGTATTAAATGGTTATATAATTATGGAAAAAGTAAACATTAAACAGATCAGATCAAACCCTGATAACCCTAGATTTATAAAGGACTATAAATTTGAGAAGTTAGTGAAGAGCATCAAGGAGTTTCCTCAGATGCTAGATCTAAGACCTATAGTAGTGAATCAGGATATGATCGTACTAGGAGGGAATATGAGATTGAAGGCTTGTGAGAAAGCAGGACTAACAGAAATCCCTGTAATCTTTGCAGATAACCTAACAGAAGATCAACAGAGAGAATTCATCATTAAAGATAACTCCTCATTCGGTGAATGGGA